AATTTATCCAATTACCAAGAAGAAAAACTTCCCCTTCTAAAGCGGCTAGATCTAGTTCTGACCAGCCAGTACTGCTGCCGCTAGTAGGTTTGGGTCGTCCATCTTAATTCCTCCGCAAACTTCTAGAATGCGATTGATAGTTGGAACGTCAAGTGTATCTTCAAATGCGTCTTTATCTGCTACTAGGTCTGGGAGCTGCTTCTTTAATGCCACTCCACATGCCTCAATAAGAATTGTTAATGTCTCATCTTCTGATGTTACTTCTTGTGTTCTTTGAATGACTTTCATAAACTCACGAAGCTCTTTAATTGTTAAAGGCTTGAGCTTAACTGTTGCGCCATTTTGTAGTTGAATTTCTTCAACATCATATACTGTAGTTGCCAATTTAATCCTCCTAGGATTCTGTCTTAATTATTGTATCATATTCAAAATATCATAGCAATAGAAAACCCCCCAATTTCTTGGGGGGCATCTATTAATTAATTATATTAATTATGCTGAGTGTGTTGAAAGGACACGGTCAATAATTAGTCCGTATTCCTGACCTGACTTAGCACCGTCTGGAAGCAAACGGAATGTTACTGGGAATGTTGTTGCTGCGTTACGAGCCAAAGAGAACTGTGACTGTTGTACAGAAAGAACACGACGTGCATAATATACACGCTCAGTAATTAAACCAAGTGTACCGTCAGCTGAAGCGTTACCACCTTGTGGTGCTGCACCGACTGCAACTAATTGACGCTCATTTGGAGCCTGTCCAAGAGCACCTGCTTCAAGACCAAGTGTGCGCTTTGCAGATGCACCTGTTCCTGAATCGTTAAGAGTTGATGTTCCCTGACCAAATACAGCAAGAATGTTCTCAAGAGTACCTTCTGCCATTTCTGTAGCGATCATAACTTCCATTGTCTCCTTGAAAAGCTTTGCTGTATCAAGAAGCTGATCTACTGTTACTGAACCGTATGATGGGTTGTAAGTAATTTGAAGACCGTTGTTTGTGTAACCTACGTTACGGAATTTGTTTGTTGAGTCTGCATTAAGAGTTTCTGTATAAGACTTTCCTGCTGTCTTAACTGCTGGTGTTCCTGATGTAGTTTCGTTTTCGAAAGCTACACCTGCAACTGAACCAGGCTCCATGTTTTCTACGTATCCTGATGTTGTGATGTCTTTAGTAGACAAAAAGAGCGGTGAAGCTCCAACAAGGATATTCTTAGCATTATTAAACTTTGCCATGTTGTAAAACCTCCTGTTAAATAAATATATATATATTGACTTACGTTTTAAATCTAATCAAAGCTGGCTAGGCTCTCTTTTTCCTCTTAGCTAATTTTACTGGATAACTAGACTAAAAGCAACTAGTTAAATCTGCCCTTGGAATCGGTGGTCCTTGAATACTTGACCTCTAGGATAACATCTGTGGATATAAAACCCTGAAGTTCTGCTGAAGGCTCTATGGGTGATGTCTCGACCACATGAATGCTGTGGAATATTAATTTATCTGTATCTCTGGCATTATTGGCATCCCTGGCTGACTCATCCATTCTGCGAAATAGGTCCATCATTAGGTTTCTTATTTCGTATACCTCTGTGATATCTGTAGAGTAAATTGTAAATAGGACCTTTTCGCAGGCTATTAGCCAGATGTCCTCAAATGACATTCCGATCTTATCGTACACAATATGTTTTTTGCCATTTAGGAATTGATCCATTTCTGGTGACTGCTGGACGGGGATAATAGGAATTATTTCTCTTCCTAGATTATCTGAATAGTAGTCATACGGATCAAATATTCCAGCGTCTTTTAATTCTTTCCACAAAAATTTACGAAGCTCAAACATTGCGTCTATTTTATAGTCTACCGTCATAGTGAGCCTCCAAATGCTGCTTGTAGTGATGCGTCCGCCTGTGTTCTTATTTTACCAGGACTGAAGCTATATTGCACCTTCTTTATACTAATTGGAATATTTAATGCTTTTGTCATTTTTGAGTTAAATATTCTTTGTAGTCCTGATGACTTTATGGATGAATTTACTAGCTGCCCGCCAAAAAATCTTCCGTAAGATAATGCAAATTGATTTGTTACCTGTGCTCCTCCTGGCCTCTTGACGGTCACTGACGTGCCTTTAGGCATAAACACTGTTTCACCATCTAGTTCAAATACTAGGCGCTCAGCGGTCCTTGGGCGGATTACTACTGGCATCCCAGTCTCCATCACAAGAGCTTTATTTGCAAATATGTATTTCTTCTTTTGTTTTTTATTTTTGGATGGGACTGAAGATTTAGATAATTTAAAATCATAATTGATTCTAAAAGAAAGTCCGTCAGTATCAAATCTAGATAGCCTAAATAGTCTCGATGTTGGAACGCCAACCTTGTTCCATTCATAAACGTGATGCAATGATCTTGGCCTTACCCTTGCTTGTGAATCAATATATTCGCCAAAATCTTTTTCTATTTGATTAAATATTGTTGTTTTAAATAAATTCTTAAACTCAGCATTTGTTGTTAGCTTTGAAAGTACCGCTGCTTCATAATACAAGAATGCAGATACTTGTGCCACTGTACTATCCCTAAGAACTCCTGGGGCTGACCCTGCCATTAATCTTTCAAGTCCGCTGGCAGTTTGAATTAAGGCTACGCTAGAATCCAATTTCCTGGTTCTCCGATCTCTTTGCAACAGAGTTGTATGCAAGAACATTACCAAATGGATCGGTAATCGGGGTAGAGCTTATGACTTCAAATACTGTTGGTGTATTATTTGGGTAGTTAATTTCTTTCCAAACAACGTTACCAGACATATCTCTAACATTGGTAATCTTTTCTCTATATGTTATTTGATCAGGTGTTCTGATTTCAAGCATTTGTTCATTTGAATACTTATTGTTAAATATCTGCTTGTCGCCGCTTCTTCCAGAACCAGAATTTGAAACTATTCCTTTTGCAGAACATGGGACTGATCTAGTGAATATCCATTCTTTTTTAATGGCTCCAGTGTTCTCATCTTGAGTGTCTAATTGAAGATAGATGTCTATCTTCATTGGCATTAATGAAGTTGCTAAACTCATTTTAGAACGCTACCATTCCATTCAATACATATGGCGATAAAAGCTGGTCTGCGTACAGATTTCCAGTTCCTCTATGTGCGTCTTCCATAAACTCAAACTTCCAGTCAAATGTGCTTATGTTCTTTACGTACTTATCTTTCCAAGCACGATCTTGATCAAAGAATTGTTTAATTAATATAATGCATGCTTCTTCAACATTGTCTGGTACTGACGACCACCCAAATCGACCTTGAACAGAATATCTGTAATCCTTCTTGAATGCACCAGAAGAACCTAAGTCATTAATTGTTGGTGGAACAAGCCCATTAGATACATAAACCATTCCATCATTTAGTTGCTGTCTATTTACTCTAATTCCAAAACCAGATTCAGAAATCATAGGGGCATACGTCCAGTTACTAATATTATTAATATTATCAACTAGCAATACATCATTTTCATAAAGCTCATGGATTTGATTCATCTTAAATGGCATAGGCAGTATGTCTGCTCCAGAGCCATAAACAATCTGTCTGTCATCATATAGATGGAAGACTTGATTTGTATATATCTCAATTAGTTTTCTTGCATATTTTTCGGCCATCTGCAATTCATGGTATGACTTATAGTTTGGGTCTGATGTATCAGTTCCAAAATTTAAGTCGTCGATAATGTCTGACAGGTTTGCGTATGGGGTTACTACATCTGTAAAATATATGTGTGAAGCTTCATTGCCTTCAACCTCATACCGCCACTCTACTTTAAATTTTCTATTTCTTCTGCACAGAGATAATGGCAAAACAACCTGATATGTGCCCATATCGGTTTCTAGTTTTGTAGCAGTAAATGTGCCGACTGGTACATTTGGATTAACTGTAGGAGATATAGTGTTGTCTTCGGTAATATCGTATACCACCGCTATGACGTCATCATCTGCATCTACTAGTTCTCCGCCCCAAAATATTTTTGTTTTTATGGGCGAAGTTTGATCTTTATATATTTCTGCCATTAACTTATGTTAACGTTTAGTTATAGAAGTCTTGAACTTCCTTTGGTGTCGCTAAACGAAAACCCTCCTCTGTATCAAAGATTTTTTGAGCATCTTCTTCTGACATAGCCACAAAAGGATGGTCCTTTGTAAAAGTCTTTCCATGAATATCGTATCTCATGTTTTCTCTTGTCATTCTAACTAGGATAGTATCTTCAGCCTGTGCCTTTGGATCAAACTTTGGAAGAATTTCAATTTCTTCTGTGTCCTTCTCAATTGCATCTAAGGTGCTTTGATATACACTCCAAGTAACGCCTTCTTCTGCTAGAGCAGCAATAATGTCTTTTTTATTCTTTAGGCCTTCTGTATCAACCGCAAAATCTGTTGCAATTATTTTTAATTCAGCTACCTTTAATGTGTCAAACGACATATTTTATTTCTCCTTTTTCTAGGTCCTTTAATTATAGCATTGTTAAATTTAAATGAAAAGCCCCCAAAATTAATTGGGGGCCTTTCGGTAGTTTAATTCTTAATTAATTAAGAAGCAACCTTAACGTTCTTTACAACTACCCAAGCGTCTGCCTGCTCGATTTGAACGCCAACACGGGTATACATTGTGTACTCGATTGTGTCCTTACGTGGCTGGAAGAAGCGGTAAACAGTAACATCACGCTTGATACCAATAACTACGTTATTTGGGAATGTCAAGTGGATATCTCCGTGTGAACCTGATGGGCTTGCATATGTACCTGTCTGTGTCTCAGGAAGCAATGGAACTTCAACGATTGGAATACCAAATGCGTATGGAGCTACATATCCTGCTGGACCTCCAAGAACTGGAACGTCGCCACGGATGATGCCTGAAGCAATATCTTGTGGAGTAACATTCTGGATGTTCTGTGAGTTTGAGTATAGGTAATCTTGGATCAAGTTTGATCCTGAAAGGAAGCGAAGGTCTGTACGACGTTGCTTGTACTTACGTGGAAGAGCCTTAAGAGCTGAGTTAAATACAGCACGGGAAATTCCCGCACCTGCTGCATCGACTACACGACCAGAGGTCTTAGCCTTCTTAACTGCACCATCAAATGACTTGTATAGAGCATCGCTTGAAAGTGATGAGTCACCGTTAAGAATAAGATCTTCGATGTCATTTCCAGCTTGTGTTGCCATCATACGTGCAATATGATCTTCAAGATCTGCACCTTCGATATTGTCTTCTAGAGACTCAGTTGAAAGTTCCCAGTCCATGCGGAGCTTCTTTGTTGTGAGAGAGATCTTTGAGAATGTTACGCCTTGATTTACGGCTGTGTTTTCTCCTTCGGATGCAAGCTTTACAAGCTTTTCTCCTACTGACATACGATCAATCTCTGTTGTGTCAGACTTCATGCGAACTGTACGTGCAACCTTACCAATTACGGTAGCGTCGAACATATAGTCCAAGAATCTTGCTGATTGTTCTGGGTTAAGAAGACCACCGTTGCCATTTTCTGAAGCAACGTGGACGCCTGTACCACCAGTTGATGAGCCAAAACCAGTTGATACTGTTGTACCAGCTGCTGCGGCCTTTTCTAATAATTCATTACTCATTTTTTATTTCACCTACCCTTAATTTTGAAAGATTTCATTTACGGAACCGAGGAAAGCTCCTGACCATTTTGATTTGGACTTTGTAAACACCTCAGACCCGCCAAGGTCAGAGGACTTCTTAATTGCGGTTGAGCCTTCTACGGCATCTACCTGCTTTTGAACACCTTCGATGGTGCCCTTTATTTCTGACACAGCATCACTAAGTGCGCTGTGCTTTTCTGCCAACTCTAAAATTCTAGCATCAACATTCTTGCTAAATGCTTCTACAGATGTTTTAATATCTGTAACTTGTGCAGCATTTGCTTCGCTTGCCTTTGCTAGTGTTTCTGAGAAAAAGCCTTTTAGATCGCCTAACATTTTTGCAAAATCAGGTTCATCAACCATAACTTCTACTGCTTCGGCTGCTTTTTCAACGTTGTCGGCAGAGGTATCTTCAGTTGCAACTGCTGCAACTTCTAATGACTTGTCAAAAAGATTGACGTTTGATTCATCTGCTGCTGGAGCCGCTACGGCTTCTGCTACAGGTGCTTCTACGACTACTGCTTCTGCTACTGGAGCATCTGCAACATTCTCATCATGATGTGACATTTTGTTACCTCCTTCTACGTTTGCCTGTTTTGCTATTTGTGTTTCAGGCAACGGTAATCTTGACTTCTTAAATGAAGCAAGAATTCTATTTATTTCTTTTGATTTATTCATATCTGAACTCTCGACCCAGCCAATAAGAGTTGCTGGTTTTCCTGATACTGGTGATTCGAAAGTTTTTTCTGTTGACATAAATACAGAGTCGCTTTCCTCACAGTAAAAAATATTTTCTGTTACTACTTCTGTAGCGATACCTTTGTATACCATTTGACCATTTACTTTTTCAATTGAAAAAATGTTACAAAGTTCATTAGCTGGTGAATCTACAATTGAAAGCTCTACAAGATCGTAGTCTTTGATAAATCTTACTGCCTCACCTGTTGCTTTGTTAACTTCGTTATCTGACTCTTTAATCTTTCCGCCGATTGAGAAACCAGAAAGAGTGCCGTCAAGAACTTTTTCCCAAGTATCTTGTGCACCCTTTGAAATGTATGATGTTACGTAAACACCATTATAAAAATTATTAGACTTTTGATCGTAGTATGTTTCTGGCTTAAAAGAAACAACTTTGCCGACGGCAATTGACTGATGCATCTCACGAAGATTTCCTCTAAAATTTTCAAATGCCTTCATGCTTGCTTCAGCTGTTACAACGTCGCCTGTTTGATCAACATTGTCAAGAGTCGCAAAACCTGATACGGTTCTGTTCTCACGATTTACTTTAGTGAATGGGACTGAGAGATGGAGGTTTTCTCCATCGCTAGACCAGTTAGACTTCTCGATGTTCATATGCTTAATTTTAATGCTTTATCTACTATAACGCAAATAGCAGTTGATTAAACTTATTTGACTTTTGGACCATCGCCTTTCGCATTTCTGCCTTCCCCAGTTTTATCTGGAGCATTCGCTGCCCTTTGCTGATCTCTAGTTTTATTGCCAGTGGACTTGGCTTGCTGATCTGCGGCTTGCTGTGGCTTTAATTCTACCATTTCGTCCCCACCCTCAACAGTTGTCATATTTTTTCTTAGACGAACTTCGTTAGGGGTAATTACCTGCATTCTCAAATAAATTTCATCAATTTGGCTTTGGGTTAATTCATCGGTCAAACTTAATTCATTAAATTTAAGCTGGACGACATCTGTCTTCTCTGCAATAATATAATTTAATTTCTTTTCAAGTCTATCCTGTGCTGGTCGACAAACCTGCTCTTTAAATGTTTTATCTGCATCACGAGCAACGGCTAGGTTAACTCCTTCAGGGGTTCCTATTTTATTAATAGGTACACGATGTGCAAGAAGTATTTCATCTCTATTTGTTTTACGATAGATATTGAATGAAGACTCTTGTTCTCCAGCCTCAATTGGCTCCATCTTAAATTCAGTCTTTGAGTCTGGTGTGTCTGCTGGAAGTGGAATATATAGAGATCTATGATTCTTCCCCTTTAATCCAACCTGGAAAAATTCAAGAAGTTTTCTTTCTGATTCTGGAGAAAGCTTTGCTCCCTTTACTGTAATAATATATCTTGGGACCGCCTTGTTTTCAAAGTAGTCTAGGTTATATCTTCCAGCAAATTCGTTTCCTGCCAATGCCTGCTGAGCAGCAATGATATCTGGAACACCATAATAGTTATTCATTGGTGTATATTTCTTTAGATGAATAATCTCATTTGGTCTTTCCTCTTGCGCTGCAATTGGGCTTGGAGTTTCCATATCTCCAAAATTACGGAAGAATACAGCCTTGCCATAAAGCAATTGAATAAATCCGTCACGGAATCTACGCACACGCATTGTTTTAGCTGGTATATGGCCTATATAGCCTATGTCGCCTGCTGTGGTACGTCCTATCTCTATGTACCCGTTTCCAGTCGCCTCAAGGTCTGTGTAGGCCTTTATAAGGGTCTCTGTAAA